TTTAAATGCAACAGAGTTTTTAATTGGAGATTTATCGTTCCTTGATAATTTTAAAATGAATCGACAAGTGTTGATACCGTGTCATCTAATGAACGATTTACCTGAACATGAGAATGTTGAACCTGATTCAGAAATTTCTTTGTTAAAGCAGCGCCATCATGGTGTTCACTACAAGTCAGATTACCCGCACCCACATCGCGGCAAATCTTTCCAAGTTTTTGAACAACAGAAGCCTGAGGGAGTTATTCTAAACACTCGTTGGATGAGAAGTATTCACAACTATAATGTTGATTATTTGGGCACGTCAGTATATTCTGTCGGTAGACATTTTTGGGATTTAACTAGAGCAACAGATCAATTGGCAATTTGCCATATGAATCTTTCGCCATACACCGAATCATTTTTGAAAAGAAAGAAAAATATTCAAAGACGTTTGACCGCATCAGATCATCAAGCCGATAGAGGCATTCACCATAGAGTTAATGATGTAGTTTTGCAAGCCCGCAAAAAATTCTATGATCAATTAACGATTGATCTTTCTTCTGAAATAGACAAACTAGAGAGTACAAAATGAAAAATCCATGTATCGTAACTTACTTTATGGGCAACATTCTGGATAAAACACCAGAACTGCAAAGAGCAGTTGTTGAGAAATTCAACAAATCTAAAGTGCCTCTATATCAAGTAAAAGGTCAACCAACTCATGGTCAGTTTATTGATTATTTTTGGACTGTTAATGGCGCTGCGCCAGATTATATGTCCTCAGCCCAAATTAAACAAGAGTTGGATCATGACGTAATTTTAATTCTTGATATTGATTGTATTCCATTAAGCGAACATTCGATTGATTACTATCTTGAACAGGCTGCAGCAGGAAAAATTATTGGAAATGTTCAACGTTCAAATCATATTGAGAACGATCAACATCTATTTGCTGCCCCTTCTGCCATCGCTCTTTCTCGAGAAACTTTTTTGAAAATTGGGAAACCATCTGCTCAGGAAACTATGCGATCTGATGTTGCCGAAGAATATACTTGGCTTGCAGAGGCTGCGAATATGCCTGTTGAACTTGTTATGCCACTTTCTTACGATAAAGCGCCTCACAAATATGGATGGGAAAAAGATCAAAACCCACATTGGGCGTTGAAAGATGGTATGCCAGTTTATGGTATTGGCACAACATTCGGGACAGAAGAACATGGTCCCCTTTATTATCATAATTTCCAAATTGCTCATCCAGGTAATCAAGAAATGTTTTGGGCTCGTTGCGAGAAGGCACTAAATGAATAGTACTGAACTACTTGAATTGTGTCGCACAAACAAATACGACACAGATAAATTTTCTACAGACAACACGATATGCACTTGGGTGGATAAAAAACACTCATATGTTGAAAGTGCATATGGTGAATTGTTCAAACGATTCCGACTAACAAAAAACATTCTTGAGATAGGAGTGTATACTGGCGGTTCACATCTGTTGTGGAGAGATTACTTTCCTGAAGCAACAGTTGTTGGAATTGATATCAAACACTGTGACAAATTGGATCATCAGTCAAGAATAATTGAAATTGTTGGTGATGCTTACAAAAATGAAACATTAAACCTTTTTAAAGACGACTACTTTGATATCATCATCGATGATGGTCCCCATACTTTAGATACAATGTTGTTTTGTGTAAAAAATTATTTGAGTAAATTGTCAGATAATGGTATAATGTGTATTGAGGACATTGTTGAGTACAGTTGGTTGCGTCAGCTATCAGATGCAGTACCAAGTGAATTGCAAAAATGTATTAAAGTGTTCGACCTTCGTCAAACTGACGAAAAGAACGACAGTATTTTAATGATAATTGATAAAGGTGAATTAAATGGCTAATCGTAGTGATTTTTTTAACGCTAAACTCCCACGCAGCATCAAGCGTATGCTTACAATGGGTCAAGTTTATGGCTGGACTGGTGATCAACATGCACGTGGTGATCTTCGTCGAGCAATGATGGCTGCTCATGCTAATCATGTTGGATTCAAGATGAAGCGACAATCGTCAGAGAATCGCGACGCATCTGATGGTGAATAATGCACTCTCTTTCTGAGTTGCGTGATTACTTCGCTCGCAACGAAATAAAAATCAAAGAGTTTCAGGGTTGGTATCTTAAAGTTGGAAAAGATACCTGGACAATGCACAACGATGTGTTTTATTGTAACAATTTACCGAGAAGTATAAAGGAAAAAACCTTGCTTGACGGTTACGAAAGAGTTATAATAGAGACGCCAGAGGAAGTTGAAACCACTCCTACTGTAAGGAGATGGAAGGCAATGTCCAAACAAAGAAAAACAGGAAATGAAAATGAATATTAAAATTCTTAAATTAATTACAGGTGAAGAGATTATTGGTGAGGTAACTCTTGAAGATGAAACGCTCATCACATTAAAGAATCCGCTAGCAATTGTTATTCGCCCATCACAAGACGGTTTCACGTTTGGCTTCATGCCTTGGTGTAGTCTGATAGAGGGCGAGAGGCTCGTTTCAATAGGACTGAGTAACGTAGTCACAATGGGTAACCCAACGGACGAAGTTAAAAACACTTACAGCTCAATGTTCGGTGGAATCGTCACCCCTCCTAAACAATTGATCGTATGAGTGCATTCTACACTAATGTCGCCCTTATAGGCGACAATGTGTTGTTTCGCGGAATTAAAGACGGTAAACGATTCCGCAAAAAAGTTCACTACAATCCAAAGTTGTATGTGAAGTCTCAAACACCGACCAAATGGCAAACTCTAAACAAAGAGTATGTTGAAGAAAAGACATTCAAATCTATTCGCGAAGCCAGATCGTTTATAGAAGAATTCAAAGATGTAAACAACTTTGAAATTTATGGATCAAACCGTTTTGAATATGCTTTTATCTCAGATATCTTCCCAGAGGAAATTGATTGGGACTTGACTCATATCTGCGTTGCATATATCGACATTGAGGTGGGTTCTGAGAATGGCTTCCCTGAACCAAGTAAAGCAAACGAAGAAGTTACAGCAATCACTCTTGGAATGAATGGTCGCAACTATGTCTTTGGTTGTGGTGAGTTCAATAATACATTTGAGAATACAGAGTATATCAAATGTCAGGATGAATTTGAACTGATTGAAAAGTTCATCGACAAGTGGACTTTATATTATCCTGATATTGTGAGTGGCTGGAACGTTCGCTTCTTCGACTTCCCTTATCTCGTAAAGCGCATCACTCGCCTTTTTGGCGAGGATAAGGCGTTGAAACTTTCTCCATGGGGTAAAGTTTCTTCAAGCGAAGTAAACTTCAGAGGTAAGGTTCAAGTTTGTTATGACTTGATGGGTATTGCCATTCTTGACTATTACGAATTGTATCGTAAGTATTCGTCAAATCCAAACCAAGAGTCATACAAACTCGATCATATCTGCAGCGTTGAATTAGGTGAACGTAAACTCGATTATTCTGAATACGAAAATCTGCATCAATTGTATCGTTTGGATTATCAGAAGTTCATCGAGTATAATATTCGCGACGTAGAACTTGTTCAGAAACTTGAAGATAAAATTCGATTGATTGAACTGGCGATGACTCTGGCATATGACGCCAAGGTAAACTATGATGACGTATTCTCGCAGGTAAGAATGTGGGATACGATCACATACAATACCCTTAAAGCCAAGCATATGGTTATTCCTCCTCGCAAAAACTCAGCGAAGGATAGTCAATATGCTGGTGCGTTCGTTAAGGATCCGATCCTTGGTATGCATGAATGGGTTGCATCGTTTGACTTGAACAGTCTGTATCCTCACTTGATCATGCAATATAATCTTTCGCCAGAGATGCTCATTGAACCGAAAGACTATACGCCAGACATGCGCAATTATATGGCAGCGTATGGTAGTAAGATCAATGTTGATTCATTACTCGCTGGTAATATTCCAACAGCCGATTTGAAAAAACTGAAAGTAACTCTGACTCCAAACGGTCAGTTGTTTGATATCAGTAAGCAAGGGTTCTTGTCTGAAATCATGGAGCGCATGTATGAAGATCGCGCCATGTATAAGAACAAGGCTACGGAAGCAAAGAAGTTGCTTGAGAAGTCTGTCTCTGAATCTGAGAAACGCGAACTTGAAAAGCAAATAGCAAAGTTCAATAACATTCAGTTGGCTAAAAAGGTTACGCTGAATTCTGCTTACGGTGCTATCGGTAATCAGTACTTCCGTTTCTTTGATATTCGTATTGCTGAAGCGATTACTTTGAGCGGTCAGTTATCAATTCGTTGGATTGAAAATCAACTTAACGATTACATCAATAAGATTCTTAAAACGCGAAATGCTGATTATGTAATTGCTTCTGATACCGATTCAATCTACTTGAATCTTGGTCCGATGATTAAAAAGTCTATTCCAAATATTGATAAGGTTGATCGTCTTAAGATCATTCGTGCGATGGATCAGTTTTGTGAACAGAAACTTCAGCCATATATTGATTCTTCGTATCAACAGTTGTCTGAATATGTAAATGCTTATGCGCAGAAGATGAAGATGAAGCGCGAGGCTCTTGCGGATAAAGCAATCTGGACTGCGAAGAAAAGATATTTGATCAACGTGTATAATAACGAAGGCGTTGAATACAAGAAGCCTAAATTGAAGATCATGGGTCTTGAAGCAGTTAAGTCATCAACGCCGAACGCTTGTCGTGAAAAGATTAAAGAAGCGTTTGAAGTTATTCTTACAAAAGATCAAGACGCTTTGATTCAGTTCATTGCAGATTTCCGTCGACATTTTAAATCGTTGCCTGTTGAAGATATTGCGTTTCCACGATCAGTGAATGGTGTAAAAGAATATGCTGACAAAAATAGTGTTTATGCGAAAGGTACACCAATTCATGTTAAGGGTGCGCTTATTTTTAATAATGCGATCCGTTCAAAGGGTCTTGAAAAGAAGTATCAAGAAATCAAAGAAGGCGAAAAGATCAAATTCCTTTATGTAAAAGAACCAAATCCATTACAGTGTAGTGTGATCTCGTTCCTAACAACTATCCCAAAAGAATTTGACTTGGGACCGTATCTAGATTATGATACTCAATTCCAGAAATCATTTCTTGACCCATTGACTATTGTGTTGAATAGTATTAATTGGAAAAGCGAGAAAACAAATTCCCTAGATGACTTCTTCTCATAAGGAGAGATACAAATGAGTTTACTTGATAAGATTAAGAAAAATTCGACGATTAAGGATTCTGCAATTCTTGCTCGTTCCAAGTTCTTTGCTGCAAAGGACATGATTCAAACAAAGATTCCAGTCGTGAACGTTGCGTTCTCTGGCGACCTTGATGGTGGTTTCACTCCTGGTCTCACCATGTGGGCTGGTCCTTCAAAGCACTTCAAAACTGCATTCAGTCTTTTGATGGTAAAGGCATACCAAGATAAGTATCCCGATTCAGTTGTTCTTTTCTATGATTCAGAGTTCGGTACTCCGCAAAACTATTTCACTTCGTTTGGTATCGACACTGATCGCGTTGTTCACACTCCGATTACGGATGTTGAACAATTGAAGTTTGATATTATGCAGCAGTTGACTCAGATCGAGCGCGGCGAACGTGTTATGATCGTCATCGATTCTATCGGCAACCTTGCTTCTAAGAAAGAAGTTGAGGACGCGCTAGATCAGAAGTCAGTTGCTGATATGAGTCGCGCAAAGCAAATAAAATCCCTGTTCCGTATGGTGACCCCACACCTCACCTTGAAGGACATTCCGATGGTTGTAGTCAACCACACCTATAAGGAAATCGGTTTGTATCCAAAAGACATCGTCGGTGGCGGAACAGGTTCCTATTACTCGGCTGATAACATTTATATTCTCGGACGCCAGCAGGAAAAAGATGGACAAGATCTCATTGGGTACAATTTTATTATTAATGTTGAAAAGTCTCGATATGTTAGAGAGAAGGCAAAGATTCCTGTTACTGTTCGTTTTGACGGTGGCATTAGCAAGTATAGCGGTCTTCTTGAAATGGCTCTAGAATCTGGTCACGTCACCAAGCCAAATGTCGGTTGGTACGCAAAGGTCAATACTGGCACTGGTGAAGTTGATGCGAAGAAGTGGCGTTTGGCTGACACCGAATGTCCTGAATTCTGGGATAGCATTCTTGCTGATGATGCCTTTAAGGAATGGATTCGTAAAAACTATCAATTCAGTTCAGCAGTTGCTGGCAACCTAGATGTTGTTAAGGAACAGGAAGATGCTGAATAATCTTCGTGACAAATTCAATACGTGGTATCGCGATTACAAATATCGTAGAGGAAGATTTTATGAAATCTACTCTGACGATAAACTATATCAAAATGAAAATCATGTCGCTGCCTTTAAAATTCTTAAAGGTAAGTACAAAGATGTTGTATTCTCTATTGGCGCAATTAAAGTTGGTGAGACTTTACCAGACGGTTCAGCGAAAGCCACTTTTGATGTTGATGTTATTCAACAGCCCAGTAAATTTAAACGCGACTTGACTCTTGATGAAGGATTTAATAAAATAACTGGTGACATTTTATTGGTTGTTCTTGAAGATGCAATTAAGGCAGCCGACGACAGAATGAAATCTTTAGAACAAGAGTTGAGGGGAGTAGATAATGAATTTGACGAAGATCGAACAGATTATATTGAAGAACCTGTTCAAAAACGAGCAGTTCGTAAGAAAAACTCTTCCGTTTCTAAAAAGCGAGTACTTTCAAGAAAGAATTGAAAAGATCGTTTTTGAAGAAGTTCAGAGTTATGTTCTAAAGTATAATAATCTTCCTTCGTTTGAAGCCATCAATATCTCTCTTACGC